ATGCAAACCGTTATTTTTGGTCGTCCGGGTTGCCCTTACTGTGTGCGTGCAAAAGATCTGGCTGAGAAATTGAGCAATGAACGCGATGATTTCCAGTATCAGTATGTAGATATTCGTGCGGAAGGGATCACTAAAGAAGATCTACAACAAAAGGCAGGTAAACCCGTAGAAACCGTGCCGCAGATTTTTGTCGATCAGCAACATATCGGCGGCTATACCGATTTTGCTGCATGGGTGAAAGAGAATCTGGACGCCTGATCGTCTGACAAGCCCTCGCGTTGAGGGCTTTATTGATTTTTTCTGTGCTGTGGTTTAAACAAGCTACTGATAAATAAGAAACACAATGCCCCCAGCGCACACCAGAACACCGCACTTAATAACCATGCCAGCTCTTGCCAGAATGAGCGCGTCGGTGAAAAAAACAGCCGCATAATGAGCATCGAACAGGGTGCCGCCAGCATTGCGCCAAACAGAGGTTTCAGGACTTCTCTACGATGTGAAAAGAAGCTGGCAACTGCACCAGGAAGAATGAAAAATAGCAAACCGATTTCAGGATGCCCGGCAGCCCGAAAAGCGCCTTTCATGTGCGTCGCCAGAAAAAGACACACCACAATGAAGAGGACAAAACAGCAGATTGCCCCCGCCCAACGTTGTTTATGTTTCACTCGTTCCTCCTGACACTGCGTCTATCGAACACATTTTTCGCCAGTGTGGCGTTCAGTAAGATAAAGCCGCTTCGCATTCCATGCTAATATAGGCCAACGCAATTCATATAGCCGTTGATACCTAATGTGATTACACTAGTAAAATATATTGTTACTTTACTATCGTTTAGGTGCGCTGAATGAATCTGCGCCCTGAATTCTGGTAAAAAACATTATCGTAAATTACCATTTCTTTCAACAGCTTACTAGTAAACAAGAAGTTAGCCTCCGTGAATATAAACGTCGCCGAATTGTTAAATGGGAATTACATTCTGTTATTATTTGTGGTCCTCGCGCTTGGGCTATGTCTCGGGAAATTACGACTTGGTTCGATCCAACTGGGTAATTCCATTGGCGTTTTAGTCGTATCGCTGTTATTAGGCCAACAACATTTCAGCATTAACACCGACGCGCTTAATCTTGGCTTTATGCTGTTTATTTTCTGCGTCGGGGTCGAAGCCGGACCGAACTTTTTTTCCATTTTTTTTCGCGATGGGAAAAATTACCTAATGTTAGCACTGGTGATGGTTGGCAGTGCGCTGGTGATCGCCTTAGGGTTAGGTAAGCTGTTTGGCTGGGATATTGGCCTGACGGCCGGTATGTTAGCTGGCTCTATGACGTCGACACCGGTTCTGGTCGGTGCTGGCGATACACTGCGTCATTCCGGCATGGAAAGCAGGCAGCTCTCACTGGCACTGGATAATCTGAGCCTCGGGTATGCCTTAACCTATTTAATCGGTCTGGTGAGTTTGATTGTTGGTGCGCGTTACTTGCCGAAATTGCAGCATCAGGACTTACAGACCAGCGCCCAGCAAATCGCCCGCGAACGTGGCCTGGACACTGATGCCAACCGTAAGGTTTATTTACCGGTGATCCGCGCCTACCGCGTCGGCCCGGAGCTGGTGGCCTGGACCGACGGCAAAAATCTGCGTGAACTGGGTATTTATCGACAAACCGGCTGCTACATTGAACGTATTCGACGTAACGGGATTCTGGCGAATCCAGACGGTGATGCTGTGCTACAAATGGGAGATGAAATAGCGTTGGTAGGCTATCCCGACGCCCACGCCCGACTCGATCCCAGCTTCCGTAACGGCAAAGAAGTTTTCGATCGTGACCTTCTCGACATGCGTATCGTCACTGAAGAAGTGGTCGTTAAAAACCATAACGCCGTGGGCAAACGTCTCGCACAACTGAAGTTGACCGATCACGGTTGCTTCCTTAACCGCGTCATTCGTAGCCAGATTGAGATGCCGATAGATGACAACGTCGTGCTTAACAAAGGTGACGTTTTACAAGTCAGCGGCGATGCCCGTCGCGTAAAAACCATCGCCGATCGCATCGGCTTTATCTCGATTCACAGCCAGGTCACTGACTTGCTGGCATTCTGCGCCTTCTTTGTTATTGGGCTGATGATCGGGATGATCACCTTCCAGTTCAGCACATTCAGTTTCGGCATGGGGAACGCTGCCGGGTTGTTATTCGCCGGAATTATGCTGGGATTTATGCGCGCTAACCACCCGACCTTCGGTTACATTCCGCAGGGTGCATTAAGCATGGTGAAAGAGTTCGGCTTAATGGTGTTTATGGCAGGCGTTGGTCTGAGCGCCGGTAGCGGTATTAATAACGGCCTGGGCGCGATTGGCGGTCAGATGTTGATTGCCGGATTGATTGTCAGTCTTGTGCCAGTGGTTATCTGTTTCTTGTTCGGTGCTTATGTATTGCGAATGAACCGCGCACTGTTATTCGGCGCAATGATGGGCGCACGCACCTGCGCGCCGGCAATGGAGATCATCAGTGATACAGCTCGCAGTAACATCCCGGCGCTGGGCTATGCGGGCACCTATGCAATCGCCAACGTCCTGCTGACGCTGGCAGGGACAATCATCGTCATGGTATGGCCAGGATTAGGATAAAACTGAAGTTGCCCTGAAAATGAAATTTTTTTTGCACAACCGCAGAACTTTTCCGCAGGGCATCAGTCTTAATTAGTGCCACTGCTTTTCTTTGATGTCCCCATTTTGTGGAGCCCATCAACCCCGCCATTTCGGTTCAAGGTTGATGGGTTTTTTGTTGCCTGAAATTTATGCTATTTAAAATCATGATGTTAGAAGCACTGTTTTTTAACGATGGCGACAAAATGGCGGCAGCGTCAAAGAGAGAGCTCCACCTGTCCTGATTTCATTGGATGCGGCTGAACCGGATTTGACTCTTTTGGCGTTGCAATCGAACGAACAAAAGTTTCATGGGTAACAAAAGTATGGCTGCAGTTAATGTTCTGGCACTGGTTGTAACGTTCTTTGGTCAATGAAGATACCTGAAAACTGCTGCGAGTATGGGCGGCACTTCCACACAGTGGGCAAATCATCATTTTTCGAGTTCTCCCCATTTTTGCTAAATTCACAATAATGATACCGCATTATTCCATTTTGCAAACTTAAAAGTTCTCCATTGCGAAGAATCATTCCATTTCGAAATCATCAATCCTCACTTCAAGCTCCAGACTGGTCGTAAAACCATTATCCGGGCTGACGGTATGTGTCAGAGTCGTAATGGTCCATTCCACATCATCTATCGGTTGTTTAAAGCCACTAACTTTCACTGGCATTTCCGTGTAGAGATCTGCCCGACCTTCCGCCAGTTGTAGCGAGAATGACGCAACGCCACGTTGCAGGCGTTCCCACTGCATTTTCGCCGCCCGTTCGGCGTTGCTCCGGTTGGCATAGGTGCGATTAAGTACCAGCACGTTTTCATCTGTACCCACCAGGTAATCGCCCTGCTTCGCTTCCGGCTCTTTCTTCTGCTTCTTAGTCCTGCGCTTACGCTTCACCGTGGTGCTTTCTTTCTTCGCGGGTTCGCGGGTATGCAACCAGCTGGCAATTACGCCCGTGTAAGCTCCACGATCTGCCAGGGTAAAGCGGTGACTGTCGCCGTCCTTACGTGTGAGAGTGGTCACCGGCAGTGGTTTACCGCTAGCACTTTTACCCTGTCCCTGCCGAATAAATAACAGATTGCCATTTTTCACCGACGCAATAGCACCGTACTGGCGCGCCAGCCGCATCAGAAAACTGCCGTCACTCTCATTAGTCTGGTCTATATGTTCCACGGGCTTATCCGACAGGTCTTTACCCAGTGCCATCTTCAGTTTGTGACGTACGGCTATTTCCTTCACTACTTCCCCGACGGTGGTCTTGTGCCACGACTTTTCACGGCGGGTATTCAGCGTTTCACGAAAATCAGCACTTCGCGCCCGAATAGTCAGGCGGTCCGGTGCGCCAGTGTGTTCAATCTCGTCCACCGTGAATGCCCCTTTCGGGAAAAGCGGCTGCCCCTTCCAGCCCAGCGCCAGCGTAATGACCGCACCACGGCGCGGCAGCACGATTTTTCCATCGGCGTCGTCCAGCTCCAGATCAAGCTGGTCCGCTTCAAAGCCCCGGTTATCCGTCAGCGTCAAACTCATCAGGCGGTTATCCAGCACAGTGGTGATATCCCTGCCCTCAATACTGATGCTGAATGCGGGAGTTTTGTTGCCTTTGTTAAGCAGTTCAGAGCTGAAATTCACGACAGCAGCCCTCCCACCGTTTTACTGATATCGCTTAAGGCAGACGTTGCCGTGTCCTGCAGATTATTCAGTTGCGCACTGAGATCACCGAACATATCGGACAGGGATTCATCCACTCGTTTGAGCGACAGGGTGAACTCAATCCGGCGCGGCATACCGTCGCGGAAAAACTCCGTTTTAGTCTGATTCAGTCCCTCAATCACATACATGCCGTAAATCGTGCCGCTGCCTTCAATCAGGGGCCATGCTTTCCCCTGTTCTGCCATCTGCTCCAGTGCCAGCAACGACAGCCTGCCGCCTGTTATTTCCGGCATAAGAACACCGGAAAGCGTCAGCATGTCGTTTTCCGGTCCCAGAAACTGCGTGGACGGACGTCGGTTTACCCGACTGTTTGCCGCATGTCGCCAGCTGCGTTGATACTGCAGTTCCTGATACGGAACGGTGCGCAGCATAAACACGTACAATCCCAGCACCATCATCATGCGTCGTATCCCCCCTGATCGCTGTAGTTACTCCTGGCTTTTGCCTTCAGCCTGCGTTCACGTTCATCAAGCTGGCGTGCCACCTCCCGCGCAATATCCTGCGCACTTTGTCCTGGCTGCGTCTGAATGATGATCTGCGTCGGTGCCTCAATCCGTTGAACGAGCGGCACAGTGGCTGCGCGACTCACAATTGCTTCTCCACCTTTCGCGGGAAGTGCCAAAGGGTGCAACGGTGGAAGCTCTGCTGGCGCGGCAGCAACGCCCATCATTCCGGCAACAACGGCAGCCAGTGCAGCTGTATTTCTCCGGCTGGTCACATTTGCCGGGCCGTTAACAATTTCCGGCCCGTTTTCACCGACGATGCCAAACTGCCCGCGCGGGATATACCCGCCGCTGTCATACATCCCCGCAAAGCCATATCCCCATGATGGAAAACCACCCGATGGCATCATCACTTTACCGTCTGCATTCACCGTCGCAGGTTGCTGACGCGTCACGCTTTCCGGCAGTTTTGCCTTTGCGGCCTCTTTACTGATAATGCCGAGCTTCTCCAGCAACCAGGAAACGCCGGATTTCAGGGAGTCCAGCGGATGCATGACCATATTCAGCCCTTCCGCCAGTGCCTCCCCGAATCGCCGCCCCATTGCCGCTGCGCTCTGCAGTTCGGCAGAGGTCGACTTAACGGGCGTCAGCAGATCAGTAAACCAGCCCCACAGCGCCTGCACTTTGTCGCCAATCCACTGGAACACGGGCTTAAGCGGTTCGAACGCTGCACTGATGGGACCTGCCGCCGCTTTGAATCCTTCCACCACGCCACCGAGAAATGCGGTGATGGGTTGCCAGTATTTCCAGACAACCAGCGCCACGCCCGCCAGTGCAGTAACCACAAGACCTATCGGACTGAGCAGAGCACCTAACAGACCAGATATGGCATACAGGGCAACGCGCAGCATCGCCAGTGGACCAGATGCCAGTACTCGCAGCACCGTGCCTGCGGCGGCCAGTCCACCGCGCAGTACCGCCAGAGGATTCATAAACATCACAGCAACAGCACGTAAACCGGATAATCCAGACCGCAAAAGTGCAACCGGCGCACCTGCTACAGTTTTCAGGACATTTCCCGTCAGTGATGCCGTGCGGCGCAAAGACGACAACGGCGCAGTAAGTAAACCTGCGGCGTTGCCCGATGAAGCAAGCCCGCGTCGCAGCAGTGCCAGTGGTGCGCCAGCCAGCCAGGACAACGCGCTGCTGGTTCGAGTTACTGCTGCCGTAACGGAAGATAACGTTTTGATACCCAACACAGAGAATCCCAGACGGATCACTGCCAGCGGCCCCAGCACTGCAGCCAGCGCCACCGCTAAGGTGCCGAGGCCGACGGTAACCGCAGCCACAACAGCCGATGCTTTCATCAGTGTGCCTGTCAGTTCCGGGTTAGCTTCCACCCAGCGACGCAACGCCCCCGTGACGCTTTTCACCGTGTACAGAATATCCATCAGCGGCTGGCGCAGCGTTTCGCCCAGGCTGCTGAAGGTGTTCTGCGCTCCGGTTTTGACCAGCAACCACTGCGCAGAAAGTGAATCCTTGTTAATGTCGGATTCTTTCTGCATGGAGCCGAGAGCATCATTGCCCGCTGTCAGTTTTAACTGACGCTGCAGTTCCGGCAGGTTGTTTGCCAGTTTCGCCGCGTCATCGCCAAACTCTTTACCAAACAACATAGTCATGGCAGACAGGCGCTTGTCCTGCGGCAGCGCGTTTACCTTCTCCAGCACGCGCTGGATGGTTCCCATCGCATCCTTCGTCATCTGCTTTTCAATCACTTCAGGATTGAGTTTCAGCAGATTCATCCCTTCAAAGAAACTCTTGCTTTGCATGGTGGCAATGGACAATTCACGCACCATCGCGTTTGCTGCACTGGCTGCAACCTCTGGCGCAGCGCCCAGTGTCAGGAAGGTGGAACCCAGCGCCGCCGCTTTACGATAATCCAGACGGTCAGCCACACCGCCCAGACGTTGCATCACATCAATGATGTCTGCCCCTTTCGACATGGCGTTATCATCCAGATAGTTCAGCGCATCACCGAGCTGTTCAATATTGCGGGTGGGGATTTTGTAGAGCTGGGCGATTTTCCCCAGACTTTCTGACAGTTCATCCGCTGGCAGCTCAAAGGCTGTTGCCGCCTTTGCTGCCGTACTGGCGAAGGCCAGCAGGTCACGTTTCTGATCTTCCCAGCTGTCGTCAGGGTTTGCGACGTTCATGCGCGCACCACCTTCAACCAGTGCAGCGAAGTCCACCGCACCGTTTTCCATCGGCAACTGTTCGCTGGCAGCCTTGATGGCATCCTGCATTTCATAAAAACGTGCAGTGCGGTTGCCATTATCGTCACGCAGACCATTGACCTGCTTTGCCACACCTTTCATAGCATCTTCCATGCTGGTATAGCTTTTTATTGCCGCCATCACTGGCGCACCCATTGCCAGCCCTGCAGCCGTGGTGGTGGCTCCGGCACCTGCAATACGATCACGCACCTCCAGCGAACGGGCATAACTGGCACGCGCTGCATTCATCCTGCGCTGAGCTTCCCCCAGTCGCTTCAGCCGCGCCTCCTGTTTCGAAAGTTCCTGGTTATAACGTGATGTTTCACGGGCTAAACGGGCAGTTGCTCCCGCATCGTCTTTCGCAGAAATTCCCGCCCGGTACAGTTCAGCACGCACAAGCGCCGTCTGCTGCTGCAGCTTTTTCTGGCGTTCTTCCAGGCGCTGAACAGCCAGCCGTTGACGGCCCAGAGCAACAACCTGACGTTGCGAAGGTGGCCCCATCGCTCCCAGTTCCTGACTGAGCAAATTTGCACGCTGGCGGGCATAGTTCAGCCTGTCGCCTAATTTCTGATTTTCTGCCTGCAGCTTTCGGAAGCTGTCCAGACTGCTCCCGGCCTGATCAAGCTGCTTTATTGCATCGCGGGATTTTTTGACAGCAGCAGCCAGTTCTCTTGAACTGGCCTGCGCAGATCGAAATGGGCGGGTGAGCTTGTCAACCGCATTAAGAATGACCTGCAGACGCAGGTTGTTATCACTCATCGTTGGCCCCGCTTCTCTGAATCGCTTTATACCGCCATTCCAGCACTTCGGTCAGCGGCATAACGTCAGTAACGGATGGCGGCCAGTGAAAAATGGTGGCGATATCTGCCACCAGATCGTCAACCGTCAGGCTGTCGGTAAACCGGCAAGCACCGACTTCTTCAACAAAAAAGTGACAACCTCAACCGACATGGCAGTGAGATCTGCCGGGTCCATCTCTGCAATTTCCTGTGCAGTCAGTGCCGGACTGGAGATGCGGGGGATCACGGTCATCATCGCGTTTACATCCATATCCATAATGGCCTGCAGGCGTGTACCGCGCAGCGCACCGGACTGCGGTTTACGCAGCACAATTTCGGTGATTTCTGTTTTACCGCGCTTGATGGGGGTATCCAGTTGAATGGTCTTTTCAGTCTGCTTATCGCTCATTTTGCTGTCCTGTCAATTGGGTTCTGGCGCGGTATCCCGCGCCGTTCAGATATATCAGAGGCCGAGGGCGTTGCGGTGCGCTTCCATCAGGTCCACACCGTCCACAATTTCCACCATGTTGATAAGGTCCACTTCATAGAGCACCTCACCATTGATGGTCAGCTTCGCGTAGCTGTTGGTACTGGTCACTTTGGTGGTGTTGCTTTCGCCCGTCTTCCACTCGCCGGAATCCACTTCTTTGTGACGTCCACGCACGACAAGCTCCACGGCCTGCACTTCCCCGGTATCGTCACGCTGAATAGAGCCGGTAAAGCGCAGCTGGATGCCATCCACCGTGGCTTTACCCATCTGTTTAAACAGCAGCAATTCAGTACCACCAATGGAAAATTCTGTGTCCAGCGCACTGTCATCAAGCCCCAGATCCACATCCACCGCACCCGGCATTCCGCCGCCGCGATACTTCTCATATTTGCGGGTAAATTTCGGCAGCGTCAGCGACTCAACGATCCCCTGCCAGTTGTTCCCGTCGTTAAACAGGTTCAGGTGTTTTAATTTGCGTGGTAAAGCCATGTTGTCCCCTTACGCGCTGACCTGGCTGGCGAAATTCACCAGGTACTGATCGGTGATGCGCTGACGCAGCATCAGGTTTTCAAGTGGCGGCACTGGCGTGTAGTCGTAGTCGATGGTGAGTTTTCCGGCTTTCAGCGTGTCTTTGTCGTTCACCGACTCATCCAGCCAGCAATCACCACCAATGAGATAGCCCTGACTGACCAGGCTGCGCATTTTGGCGCGGATACCTTCGATAATGTCGCGGGCCAGCGACGGGTTAAGCGGTTTATCCACCGCCCACATGTGTGCTTCTGCCATCGTGTCCATCAGCACCTGCGCCGTGCGGGTGTAGTTTTCGAAGGCAAAGAGCGGGTCATCACTCAGGCAGCGGGAACCCCAGAAGCGGAAACCGTCTTTACGCACAAGCGTGGTGACGTCGTTCTGGTTCAGCAGACCTGCATCGGTTGCCGGGTCCTGCAGATCCCAGAACACATCTGCAGAAATTCCGGTGACACCGTTCACGCCCACGTTGGACAGGCTTTTGTGCCATCCGGTCTGCTCGTCAATTTTGGCGCGCAGACCAAGCGCACGGGCGGTGGCATATGCCGTTGCTTCGGCATTCAGCACCGTGTCCCAGCCAGTAAAGTCAGGCCAGATCAGCATCCCTTCGCGCTGGCTGAAGTTTTCGCGGTAAGTGATCGCCTCCTGCACTGTCTTGCAGCCATACGCTGACAGGTAAGCAAATCCACGCAGGCTTTGCGCCACGCTCAGCAACTCAGTAGCTACCGCCTTGGTGTCGTGGCCTGGCACGCCGAGAATGCGCGGTTTAACGCCGAGCTGTGACTGGGCAGATAACAGGGCTTTCATACCTGTTTTTTTACCTTCAGCAGTCACTGCGCCGATGATATTGGTCGTGGTTTCGTCTTCCGTTTCACCCTGCGGCACACGCACAACAATGGTCACGGGTTTTGCCTGGTCAGCGATGGCATCCAGCGAACGGGCCAGAGTACCTGACTCACCCGCTTTACCGCTGGCAGTCAGCACATCAGTGATCAGCACGGGTTTATTAAGAGGAAACATTTTTGCATCGGCATCATCGCCCGTGCAGACCATACCCACGATGGCGGTGCTCACCGTGGTAATGGATCGGGTGCCTTCGTTGACTTCAACAACGCGCACCCCGTGGTGGTAATCCTGAGCCATAGTGGCGAACCTCCTGATTGGATTAGGCTTCGCCCTATGTTGAAGTGATTGTGCCTGACAAACAGCTAAGCGCAGTTGTGTTGTTATTCACACAAAATAACGGTATTTGTCTGCTTGCAGGGATAATCAACATAATGCTGATTCAGGGGGATTCATTGATCTTATTTGCCGGAAATTTTCTATAAATGGTAGAAACGCCTACATCAAAAATCAGTGCAATACGCTGTCTTGATTCTCCGGCCTCGAGTAAACGCCCAATCTGTGCCCACTGTTCGGTGGTCATCTTAGGACGGCGTCCACCTACTCTGCCTTTGGCACGAGCTGCAGCCAGCCCTGCCCTGGTACGTTCAACTATCAGTTCGCGTTCCATTTCAGCCAGGGCACCCATGACATGAAAAAAGAAACGGCCCATTGGGGTACTGGTATCAATACTGTCAGTCAGGCTTCTGAAATTCACACCACGCTGGCGCAACTCTTCTATCAGCGTAACAAGATGCCGCATACTGCGCCCCAACCTGTCCAGCTTCCAGACAACCAGCGTGTCTCCTGCCGATAGTGTCCTGAGTAGTTTTTTCAGCCCCGGTCTGTCGGACTTAGTGCCACTGATTTTGTCCTCAAAAATCCGCTCACATCCCGCGCAGTTCAGTGCATTACGTTGCAAATCGGTGTTCTGGTCATTTGTTGACACGCGTACATAGCCAATAAGCATGATCATCCCCCTGAATAAAAACCGGAGATGATGCCAGTTAGCTGTTACCTCTGCATTTTCTTAAACGTTGGTTTGGGAGAAGCGGCAAAACGGAATGTAGGTAACGGGCAAAACCAAATTCCGGATATGGCGGCGTTTGCCAGTTCACTTTCATCAACTGGTTTTCAAAAACTCCCTTCAGGTCTGATTATTCAGTGGGGTATTGTCAGTGGAGCATCAAACTATACGGTGACTTACCCGGTAACATTCCCAAATCGTTCACTTGCGCTGTTGGCTGTACCACATACAACGTCGACGGCGGGTGTATCTGCAATAGGCATAGCGAACTGTTCTGATATCAGCAGATCACAGTTATATATAATTGTTGGCGGTATATCTCAGGGAGGAATTGTCAAACATGAAAGGTCATGTTTTTGGGTAGCAATCGGTGTATAGGTATCTCTATGATTTATTTCTCAAAATCGACTAATGGTTTTTTCTTTGATGGTATAAACAGCGACATGCCTGCTGACATTGTTGAGATAAGTACAGACTTATACAATGAATTAATTGCCGGACAGCAGGAAGGGGGGAAATTAATCACGTCAGATGAAAATGGTTTACCGGTACTGAAATCTCCGGCGATTGATTATGTCGCACGTGCTGAAAATCAGCGAATGCAGTTACTTGCTCATGCCGATAATGTCACAGCTGACTGGCGGGTGGAATTAATGCTTGGTGATATCAGCAGTACAGATAAAGAAAAACTATCTGCCTGGATGGACTACAAAAAAGAAGTAAAAGCCGTCGACACTTCGACGGCTCCTGAGATTAGCTGGCCTGAGTTACCGGAGGTGTAGGCCATTCAATATCTGGCGCACCGGAAGTATCGGCCAGTTCCAGTGCGTCCAGGTAATCCAGCCACAAATTATATTGTGCCAGTTCCTCACCTTTCAGCCGGCCAATAGCCGCTTTACCAGGCCATTGTTTACTGTTCATATAATCGTTGGCCTGTTCAATAAGTATATTTTTCATTCCCTCCGCTTCAGCTATTTCCTGTTCATGTGTCTTCGCTGGATATTCAGTAAGTACAGGGTAGTTATCCGGGCTATTGATAATAATTTTCCCCGTACTCTGACCATTCATAAGTTCATAATAAAGAGCATCTTCAATATCGAAAGCATCATCGGGAATATCGCTGTTGTTTTCAGAGAAAAATCCCTGAACAGATGGGGACCATTTCATTTTCATAATTTCCCAATTCCTAAAATATGGACATCATCAGCCTTACGGGCATTCCAGGTGACAATTACATCGGTAGAGTGACGATTAACTGAGATTGCGTATGCTTCGTTAGTCGAGCCAGAAACTTTTGTGGCAAACACAGCAAACAGGACACCAAATGACTGGGGCCATTTATAGCCTGACAGCTGATAATTACCATTATCCAGTGTTACAGCTTTGACTGCTGCACTTGATGGAATCGTCAGCCACTGGAGTATCAACCCTCCTGGCAAAAGTTGTTTTCCATAAAAATCCCTCACACCACTAAATGAAACCATATCCGGTATCTGATTTTCCCCTGTTCCCACGTCCCGTTTTGCCGCTTCTCCCAAACCAAGGTATGCGAGAAGACCAGCTACATCCTTTCCACTCAAATTAGTCAGCGTATTGTCCAGCGGTTGTTTACCTGCCAGTGCATTAAGCATTGTCGTGGCAAAGTTCGGGTCATTCCCCAGCGCCGCCGCCAGTTCGTTCAGTGTATCCAGTGCCGCAGGTGCAGAACCCACCATTGCCGCAATCGCCGATTTCACAAAAGCCGTAGTGGCAATCTGTGTATTGTTAACCGACTGTGCGGCAGTGGGGGCTGTTGGCGTTCCGGTGAGTGCCGGACTTGACAGCGGCGCTTTCAGTGCCAGCGCATTGTTAATGGTGGTACTGAATTTCGGGTCATTATTAATGGCAGCGGCAATTTCTTTCAGCGTATCCAGTGTGGCTGGCGCACCATTAATAAGGGCCATCAGTGCCGCCTGAACAAACGCGGTGGTCGCAATCTGCGTGGTGTTATTCCCCTCCGCTGGCGTTGGCGCTTTGGGTGTTCCGGTCAATGTCGGGCTTTCTTTGGGTGCATACTGTGAATGCGGGTCCGGTGCGGCAAGATGTTTTGCCATCTTATCATCCACGAACACCTTCAGCTCCAGTACCTTGTCATCCACATACTTGCGGGTTGCCAGCACGACGGCAGGGTCGATTTTCAGGGTGATATTGTCCGTGCTGCTGGTAATCAACACCATGCGCACGGTCTGGGTGCGCCCGCTGCCTTCAGCCAGTTGCGGCTTATAGCTTTCCGGGCAGTTGCCTACGGCAATCAATGCCCCGGACTCATCAAACAGACCCACTTCACGTATCCACCAACCACCCTCATTTTCAGGGATCACCTGTTCAGCAATAATCTGGCTGCTGTTCTGCGGGTCGATATAGAGCATATTCAGCGCAGCCCGGCGTTTCTCATTTACCAGTGCAGTCTGCTTTGCGTCCGGCGTCGGCAATGCTCCGCCGCCATCGCCCACCGCCATATGGGTAATTTTTAGCGGCACACCGAGCGCGGCGGCGCTGGCAAGTTTCGCCGCGCCAATATCCGTCAGCAGGGTATAAAATTTTGTGCTCATGGATTCACTCTCATTGTGTCAATAACATGGACCGCCCCGCCTTCATGCGCGGTGCCGCCGGAAATAATTGTTTCGTTGATATACGGATAGATCGTGATTTCTTCGCCAAGATAGCTGGCGGCCCCCACCCAATGCGGACCGCTGGTCTGCAGATTGATGGACATGCCGATCATGTGACGGCTACATGGTTTGGCATCGCTTATCAGCCGCTCAAGTTCCAGATAGGTATCTTCAGTGATGCCCTGGTCCTGCACGCCGATATCCAGGCGAAACGTGCCCGGTGCCTCTCCGGTCTGCCACCACTCAATAATGCGGATCAGAAAGCCGAACGGCTCCACCACCCGCCGCACGGCACTGGTGGTTCCTTTATGCTGATGAATATAAAAAGCATCCTTCACCACCTGACGTTTGACGCTTTCTGTCCAGCCCTCGTCCCAGCGATCCACAGAGAACGCCCAAGCGAGATAAGGCAGGAAACTGACCGGACAGGTTGCCGGATTCCACAAGTCACGCAGCGGCACCTGCAGATCAGAAATCCCGCTGCAGGTTTGCGCCAGTCGGCGCTCCAGTGGCGTTGAACCCGGTGGCAGCAGACTATTCATCCGTACCCCCGTTGGTCACTCTCCACTGCGTACATGATGCCGCCTGCGTTTTGTTCAGGACCACATCCGCCAGCGGGGAAGCCAGTTCCACACGCTGAACACCCTCAACATGCAGCGCGGCAAAAATGGCGCTACGGCGAATATCCCGACCAAGCCGCGTCTGACTGGCGATGTACCTCTGCAGGCTGGCTTTTGCCGCTGCCATTACCGGCTCTGCTTCCGGCCCCGGATAGAGAAAAATGGTGGCTTCCACGCGGTACGGGATGATTTCCGCGCTGCGAACCGTCAGACGGTCAGCCACCGGGCGGACGTTCTCACTGTTCAGGGCTTTCTCCACCACATCCAGCAGGTCTTTTTCTGCTGTTCCGTCGCCTTCACGGCTTAGGACCGTAAGCACCACCTCTGCAGGTGCCGGACTGGTTGCACTGGCATCCGTCACCCGACCGTCGGCGCTTCGTGCATGAAACTCATAAGCGGCAGTTGGCCCAGCAACAGAAAGCCCTTCAAAGGCTGCAGGCACACGCAGGCGTAACGCTTCATCACTTTCCATCACAGCCGCAACGGGCGGTACAGCGTCATCATCAGCAGGTGTCACCGTCAGGCGTTTCACGTTGTAGTTAGCAGCGAGATGGTCAAGATCGCCGCCCATCGCGTAAGCCACCATCACAGCCTGCGCGGCTTCGTTAATGCGCTGGCGCAGAAGCAACTCACGGTAAGCGTTCTCCTGCAGCAATTTGGTGACGGGTTCAGATTCCAGTTCCAGCGTACGCATCACTGCTTCCTGCTCATCTTTCGGATGAAGCGCCACAAATTCTGCCTTGCGTTCGGCAAGCAGCGTCTCAAAGTCCGGCACATCCACAATCTGCGGCGCAGGTAACTGCGAAAGGTCAATCACTGCCATTCTCTGCTCCTGTTGATACGGAAAGGGAAACAGGCACACCGTTATTCCGCCGCCCGGTCAGCTCCACCACCATTGAACCGTCAAAATTGCTGTTGATGGTGATGGAATCCAGCGTCAGCCGTGGCTCCCAGCGACTCAGCGCCACATACACTGCCGACATGACCTGCAGGCGTAATGCCGGATTTTGTGGCTGATCTATCAGTGCCGACAGCAGGGAACCATATTCCCGGCGAGCAATGCGGCTACCCTGCGGTGTCAGCAGAATGTCCCGCACCGACTGGCGCAGATGGTCAATATCAGTAATGGCTTTACCGCTGGTATTGTTCATCCCGCTATAAAGCGTCATACCGGGCCTCCGGTTGTATCGCCGCCTTTCAGGACGCCAGTATGCTGATGCACATCAACCACGATCCCGTTAGAACTCATCGCACCGCCGCCCTGGGTAACGCCGCCATTGATCACTACTTCACTATTAATACGCGTGCGGTCAGCCTCCAGCACAAACTCACTGGTTTTCAGGGTGATATTGTCGGCAGCCTCAATAACCATGGATTTGATGCCCCTGATATACCAGCGCCCGGTGGCGGGTTCGTATTCAAACCA